GCTCCCGGTTCCGTGGGGGAGTACTGCACATGCGGGGCGATAGTGGTAATGATTTCATCAGGATCGAGAATCTTGACGAGTTTCTGTTTCGCCATTGCAGCATCCTGCCATGCACGCTTTGCATTTTGTCTCTGACTTTCGGTTAGTTCTGGCATTTCATCTCCTTGTGTCCTGCTGTTGGCTAGAGTTTCTATGCGCCTATTGGCTTGATGCGCGGATCACTGTTGGGCTTCATTGAGAGTGAAATCTCAGTAAGACGCAGATTCGTGATAGTCCTGATCTTGTTGCCATCGGGCTTGACCGGATCACAGCCGCCTCCGATGGCTGGAATGTACCAAAGCGCCTCACCTGTTGGGTCTGTGCTGTCAGGGATGGTGATCTTTGCTCTCACCTTGTTTCCATCGACCGAGAGAGCTGCGATGCCGATCGGCTTCGAGATGTCGAAGTCCTTGACGACGCGGACAGGATTAGTAAACGACACATTCTCGATTGAGATGGAGTCGTTGTCCTGATCCACCGTGCCGTCTGCAATCAAAACCACCGCTTCATATTCCACTGCCCACCTCCACGGTTGCCACTTCTCCCAAGTGCATCCCGCCGATCATGACCCTATCGGCTACCTCTTCGAGCGTCTTCTTGCGCTCCCATACGAAGTTGAACGCCGCCGGGCCAACCTGGACCATGCGGAACTCATCGTTAGGGAACTGCGTTTCCAGCGAGTCAGCCACGTTGGACAGCACTTCGAACTCGCCGCAGGGCTTGAACACCTTGCCTTTGCCGGCTGCCAGGATGACGGTCTTGTGAGTCCTGTTGCCGGGTGCAAACATCTTGATGGTGAGTTTCTTCAGCGGGACTGATCCATTGATTGCTGCCTTCATTTCGACCTCGCTTTCTGTTTGTTGAGTGCGCGGCTCATGCGCCCCATCCACTTCAGGACACGCAAGACGTGACGAGGACCGCGTGCAAAGCGCATACGGCCCGGTAGACGTGGGATGTTCACTCTGTCCACTTTCCCAGTCCCTTGGCTACAGCGATGGTCGCCAGGGTCATAGAGCGCACCGTGGCGATGGTCCCGAGGCTCACCGGCTGGCCGTGGGCTTCGAGTTCCGCGGCGATCTGCGACTGATTCCAGTCCTGATGTTGCATGACGCAGGCACGGACGGCATCGGTTGCGGTGTGCTTGGGAAGTTCGGGACAAATGAGAAAGTCACAATCCATGGCGGCATTGATCCCAGTATCAATAACGGCATCAATTTGAGAGTCCTGGTGCGCCACGTCATTGGACGATGCCTTGGGGAGTTCAGGACCGGTCGGCCATCCAGCATCCACCACAGCATCGACGATCTTCGGTATGCTGGACGCTTCATCAACGACGATCATTTGCGGGTTGAAGCCAGGGCACTCTTCCGGGTCCTGTTGCGCCTTCACTCGCTTTGCCTGGGCGTTGTACCAGTCCTGTGCTTCCTTGCTCAGGCGTTCCCAGTCGTTATCTGATGCCTTGGACACGGCCAGTACAAGGCGCCGCAAGTAGTGGCTGTCAGGCTCGCCATCGGCTTGGGGTATAAACTCTGTGCCGGCAGCTACTAGCAGTTCACTGTAGATGGTACTCAATATTGCATCTCCTGTTTCTTCCTGCTGATCAGGCTTACGAGCAGGTTGCATTGGGTTGGGGTGAACGTCTCTTTTCCCGGCCAGTTGGCCTCGATCAAACGAAGAGTTTCGATCATCGGCCAGTGGGTTTTCTCGAAAACCTCATCCATGAACTCAGGAAGCGTCAACGGCGTGCCGCCCCTTCTGCTTTCAGATAGATAAGGGGTTCGATCGTTGGTCCTGCTGGAGGGTGGGTTCCGTACTTGGCGATGAACTCGTCTGAAAGACGGAAGGGGCAGGACTCATCGTGATCCTCGAACCCTCCGCACAATGAACAGTCGCCATCGCCACTTTCACGGCTCCTGTCTTCGTGCAGAATCCTCACGATTGCTTCGGCGTCTTCTTGTCTGTTGGTTGCGTACACGTCTACTCCTTTGCTGCCATATGAGCAGCTTCGAGGTCGCTGGCGTATCCGGACCACAGCATCTCTCCCAACTCTCCACGGACTTCTATGTGGCTGAGTTGCTTGGGAACTATGGTGGCCTTTAGGGTCCTGTTGAGGACGGTAATCATCGGCATAAGGCCCAGTTGGTTTGCACAGGCCGGACACTGCTCTGGGGAGTCGCCAATCGAATCGCAATCAGGACACAGATAGGCGTTGCGGAGGTTAATGTGCATGGCTCACCAGCCAGTGGGCCAGGAGCATGATGGGGTGATGAAGTTCCCACAGACCCCAGATTACGAGTCCTGCCAGGACCTCAAATGCCAGCGCGTTGCGGATGCCAGTGAAGAAAGCAATGCCGTCGTCGTTCCGCAACTCGCTTACGTTCGGCCCTTCGCCGAGGGCGTTGGCATGTGGATAGTCGTACTGGCCGGTGTGATCGAATCCAATGCCCAGCTCCTCATATCCCGTTTCTGACCACTGGCGGTCAAGCTCCACCTGCCGGCGGGTGGGTATTTGGTTCATGTCCATCACTTCATTGGTGACCCGTTCTGTTTCGGTCATCTCAAGACCCCTTTCTGTGAACAGGATTATTAAACCACCACTCGCCGAGTTTATCAACGTAAATCTTTCGCGCTTATTAAACTTTTCTGTTGACATGCGCACTAGGGGTGCTATTCTGCGTTTATCAACTAAACGGTTGTTGGTTGAGCAGTACAGGAAGGAGGGTAGCCTATGGACTTCGGGACTCGAATCAGCTTGGATGGCATGGGTCCTGAAGCTACTACTCAAACGCAGCCGCAACCGAGCCGGGCGGTATATCCGGGCACAGGAAAGGGATGCATGAACGTCGAACTCGAAAAAGCCAAGAAACTCATCGCTGAAATGGAAGACACGTCAGACAAGTCGCCAGCCGCCAAAAAGCACCTATCACGTATCGCGCTGATCGACTACAGGATGTTTTTGCTGGGGAGGAAGTCCTACGACGACATCTGTCTCGTGCGTGCCAAGGCGATGCAGAGTGGAGTATCAGAACAGCAGTTGATTGATGAGTCCTTCCGGATGCGGCAAATGTGGGCAGCGAGGAAACTGCGCTAGAGCTTCCCGCTCTGAAGAGTCTCCCAGCGAATTGGCCGGCCATCCTCGAAGATCAGGATGAACCGGCCATAGAACTTTTCAGGGAGAATCGGCCTCAATGCCATCGCAGCTCGCAGGATTGATTCAGCCGTAACCGGCATAGACTTCAGGGCTGACTCCTCGTCAATTCTTATACGTCCTGTTGCCGCCATCTATTCCTCACCCTCTGATTCATCGTCGCCTTGAGATTCAGAATAGCCCATGCCACAACGATCATTCGGGTGAATAGGCGTGCAATCATCACCCGAAGGAAAATCCTCATCAATCGGAATCAAGCCGGCTTCGATGTTCTCCATGCATTCCTCGCATGCATCCCCTGAGCCGATCTGCTGCTTGAACTTCTGCCCGGTTCCCTTGGCTGCCTCGTGCTTCCCGTGGTTGTAAGCGTACATGCTTTCGGTCCGGCTGATTGTCAGAGCCCGCGCCGCGCTGAAGTCCTCGCTCTGCAAGATGTTGTGCTGGAGTTCGGTAGTTGTCCATCCCTCATCGACCGACTTGCTTATCAACTCTCGCAGGTTCTCGCGTGTCGTCTCTGTGATGGCGTAGCGGGCATCAGGATTATCAACGATCTCTCCCTTGTCTGTGATGCGCTTGCCCACCAGCTCTGCGCCGCGCTCCCGAGCCATCTGCCGCGCCTCGTCAAGGACTTTCGTCCATATGTCGCTGTCTTCTGCAATGCCGCGTTCGGTCAGGAACTCTGTGGCTCCAGCTACTGCATCGGTTTCGAGATAAGGCGTGACCTCCGGTATCAGGTCGCCCCAGTCCACCAGAACGTCTATCGTGTCCTGATCTTCTGGCTTCTTCTTCGCAGCCTTCGCCAGTTTCTCTACGGCGAGTCCTGATGCCGCTTCTTTCCCCTTGCGCTTGAGGTATGCCGCTAGTACCTGCTCCAGTGACTTCCCCGCTTTGCTAAAGGGCGGTCGGCTGCCGTCCCGGCCTCCTTCTGCGTGGGAGTAGGCTTGCTGGCATTCTTTCCGGTTCCTGATGCCCCGCTGGTGCCTCCCGGTGCGACTGGTGAAGGCATCGCCGTCTGAGCCGCCAGGACCGCCAGGGGCATCCACCCGGTGCCTGTCTTGACCATTGGCACGTCGCCCCCCTCCACATCGTCCAGTCCGTCCCGCGCGCGCAGTTCGTTGACCGTCCTCATCCCGTCTGCTAGGTGGGACGTGTCGATGGTTGCCTGATCATTGGCCGCCGTCTCCTCATTGGTATCGAACACGTGGCCAATGTCGTCCCATCCCCAGCCAAGGTAAATCAGCCTCTCCATGAACGCAGACCACCAGAGCATCTCGCCATTGAGCCCTTGGGCGCGCATCTGCTGGGAGAACTCCTCGGCGTTTGCCTTGGGCTGTGGGTCTTTGATGTAGGGCTTAGGGTCGGTCCTGAATGCGCGGCAAACGATGCGGGCCATCCATTCGTCATACTCGCTCTTGAGCAGGTCGCCTGCCGAACCCTTCATCTCGAAAGGCTTTCCACCGCCAGGGATGAAACGCATCTTGGACTTGAGCTTCAGATTACCGCTCATCAGCGCGTCGAACGTTCCCTGCCAGAGTGCAATCTGTTCTGCCGTCCAGTTCTCTGGGCAGCAAACCATCACGTCGGGGCATGTGCCCTCATTCCAGAACGAAAGCATGTACATCGTCTTGCGGACCTGTTGAGTTGCCTCCATCAGGATCTGCTCAACCTCGGAATATCCCCAGATTGGATTCTGCGCCCACCGATGCCGCGGCATGTAGACAATCTCGCGCTCGGTAAAGTTGTCCATCGGAAGGCCCTTGACGATCTGGACGTAGGCCAGGGAAGGCCAGTCAGGGATGCGGCCGCGGTCGTCGATCTTCGGAACGATGGTATTCCCGCACCATGCAGGCTTACCGTTCCTGCGCACGTAGAGAATCTCATTCGGAACGCTAACGCAATATACATCTCCCTTGTATGGGGATTCTTGACACTTGAATTGCATCGCCTCTGTCTTGCGCATGGTGACTGAATAAACAGGGTTATCAGAAGAAATCACGCGGCCTTCATAAACCGAATCGGGGTGGATATTAGAGGCGACAGATGCTGAATATCCGATCTTTTGGGATATTTCACTCAGATCATCCGCCATTTTTCTACTCGACGTGAAGATACGCTCACGCTCTGCGCTTCCATCCCCATACCAGTAGTACCGCCAGAACAATTCCAATTGCCGCGGCGTGGCCTCTTTGATTTCCTCAGGAATAAACTTGTCAAGCGCCTTTCCGAAGCGGCTCAGATAGTCATAAAGAGACTTGGAACTAATAGCCCACGAGGCCCCGGTATAGTAGGGCTCTTTACCAAATATGGACGTAAGAAGATCTCTGAACGGTTTGAATCCTTTGCTTTTAGGATTTTGAGTGATGAATACCTGATCCCCGTTCGTGAAGCATCCCTCAGCCAAATACATCCCCATAAACGAGCAGTACTCGTCTCCAGTCATCGATACATCGGCATTATCGCGCGCTCGGCAACCAACAGAGCAGAACTTGGCGCTCGTCTTCCGGTACGGGTGAACGTAGAACTTCCCCCCACAATGTTGACAAATAACCTCTTCTGTTTCACCTTTTTTACGTTCCCCGCGCTTTATTCCATCTCCGCTACCCTCCAAAACAAATGCCTTCGCATGAACTTCGTATCCTTTCCATACTGAAGTCATTGGGATACCGATTCGTCCTGAAGCCGAGATGGATGCAATAGTTCCAGCCGGGACAACCGCTTCCCCTTTGCGCCAGCGAGATCCTCCCAACTGACGGGGGAGTGAATTTAGCAACATTCGGTGATTCTCTGTCACAAGCAGATCAACTGCGCGCGACGAGAAATGAATCATCCTCCCTTTGTAGTCTGTAACATGATGAAAATGTGTAGCTTTTTGCCATTCAAACTCGTGCGCACTATTTCTCGTGGCAAATAGATCATCCTCGTGGGCATCTTTGAAGAGTATCCAGCCGCGCTTTGTCAGAGCCTCTGTGTCGTCTGAATAGCAGTTGCCGTCGATCACTTCCAGTGCGTAGGGTTTTGTCCCAGCCCTGTTCTTCCAGATGTACACGGTGGCAGCGTCGATGGTGTACCGCTCGCGGAAGATCATCTCCATCCATTGCGGGTACGGAATCTTCCGATCCGGCATCTTGAAGAAGGCGTTGAGTTCCTTGATGCGCGGGTCGTCTTCCGACTTCACGCCTTTGGCGGGGTTCTTCAGCACGAACTTCCATGGGAGGCTCACTAGCTCGTCGACGCGTGCGCTCAGTTCGTTGGCGATGATTCCCGAGCCGCGCACGATGCCCCGCAGCATCTCCCCAAGGACGATATGCCGGTTGACGATCTCAAGGTTGTAGCCGGTGGGATAGTCCCACTCGCGGGCGTCCACAATCGATGGGGGGCCGAACGGCGCGACGGGTTGATAAGGGCTGAAGCGGTTGCGCTCTTCGTCTACGTCGGCAATGAAGTCGGAGGGAAGGCGACGGTCATCGGGGCCAGGCCGATCATTCTCAGGGTCCCGATTTGGCAGAGTAGGACGAACTCCACCGCGATTCTTTGCGCTCAGAAGCCCATACCGCGGATTCATGAGCGTCATCGATCCGCCTGTAGCGTCCGGCATCTTCTGCAATGCCTTGTCGTTCAGCCGCTTCCCAAACACTGTATCGTCGTTGATCTCGGTCGGTTCATCCCACAAGGCCATGGTGT